TCATTTGATATAGTCTAATTCCACCATCACTTCTTCCACCTTCTCCTCTGTCACAACTTCTCCATTTCTCGCTTCCTCATGCGGCAACACATAATCAAAAATCTGTCCGTTTTTACGCACGATCATAACTGTGTCTCCTACGATATATCCGTCATCAATAGCTTGCTTAAATTCGTCGTATGTTAGCATAAAGCACCTCCTATTTATTTATTCGTAAAAAGTCTGGTATATTGGACACATTTATATGTACCGAACAAAAAACGCCCTCAATTAAGAGGGTATTCCTTGGTTTCTTGATACTAATTAATTTTCTTTGTTTGTGAATAAATAGACATCAATATGACTCTTTTTGTCTATATCTATCAAATTATTATATCTATAATCTGGGTATTTAAATAAGTCAGCACCTTCCTCTTTCTCGCCTGAGCCGTGAAATTCCCAGTTTCCAGATAGAACTTTGGAATCATACTGATAAAGTTTTATTTCATCGTTCAGCATAAATGATTTTCTCAATCTAACATCAACTTCCTGGAAGGTAACGGGAGATTTTTCAAAAGTTATTTTATATTTCGAGGTATCATCTTTTTTATGCCCATCAATAAAAACGTTCATGTAAATCGTTTTTCCGGCTCCTTTTCTCTCATTAACTTTAACGAGACCACCATTGATTGAATGTATTTGATCTTTTGAAAATACTTCAGCTGATAATGCAAGACCAAAAACATCGACATTATCTCCAACATTAAATTTACCTTCTACAGATGGGTGTAGGTTACTTGATATTATAAAATTATAATCATCAAATTCCCATACTTTAGTTTTATGCTGAGCATCCATAATAACTTGCGTCCCTCTTTTTCCAGTAATGGGTTTATTCACTTTTTTTATAGTATCTCTATTATAAATTTCTCTTAAGGTAGTAGGGGATAATGTTTTATCTACATCCCACCTTGGAGGGTATATATCCTTAATATTAATAGTCCCTTCCGCAGAAACCATCCTAACAGAAAATACCATCAATGACAATACTACTATAAAAAAAGTAGTTGACATATTAACCAAACGACAATTCTGGTGTAAAAAAATTCTCATTTATCTTATATTCTCCTTAATAAATCAATATAGCTATTAAACTATGTTTTTGGAACTTGAACCTCAAAATGCTTAAATCGGAAGTGCTTGAGCAGAATTCTTAAAAGACAATAAACTGAATTCTATAACGCACAGAAATCAATCTGAGCGGTTTTATAATATTCCTCGGTTAACCGACTTTTGACTGATAGTGACAAGCTGCTCTAAGTCTACTAAAACCGTCTAATTCATAAAAATCTATTTAAATAGACTAAAAATTAAATTAAGATAGCATTCAACCACTAATTTTTAGAAAAATCTTCGTTTAAGTAAATATCAAAGTGACTTACTTTACTCATATCAATCGTTTCATTATCTGTATAGTTAGGATGAGTGAATAAATCGGTAAACTTTGTTGTATTATCTTTATAATGAATTCCCCAATACCCTTTTTTACAAATTGAGTTATGTTCATATAACTTTATTCTATTATCGCTCATCAAACTTTTCCTAAGTCTAACATCAATTTCTTGAAAAGTTACAAACTTATTCTGAAATGTGATTTTATATTTTGATTGCTCTTTTAGCGGTATCTGTTCCCCAAAAATATTCATATATATTGTTGAATCAAGTTTCTCTCTGTCACTTGTTCTTATCAAACCTCCATCAACATAATTATATTGTTCCTTACATATCACACTGTAGGATTTTATTAGAGCATAAATATCAACTTCTTCTTCCTTAAAGCGTCTTTCTTGCGCTGGAGAAACATTGCTAGATATAACTTTATTATAATTATCATCGTCCCAGACTCTAGTTTTTTCATTCGTGTTAAATATTAACTGGGTGCCAATTTTCTTTGTTATCTTCATATTGGTTCTATTAATTACATCTTTCGTATAGATATTTTTTAATTCGCTATTAACCAACACAGCATCTGAAAAGACACTCTCAGTAGTGTATAGAGCAAGCGATACACACACAAGGAATAACAAAGTCAAGGTATTTTTTTTCATTTTTTCTCCTAACATTTTTTAAGTTTAATCAATTTGCTTAGCAAGTATACTATATTTAAATAATAATTCAACTATAATTTAAAAAAAACACAAAAAAAACATTATACAGCTATAAAGCTTAATATAATAGGATTTTATGTATACAATTATTTAACAGCATCTATTCAAGATAGCCTACTTCATCAGGTTGGTATGACTAAGTTTTTAACTTATCTTCCCCCCTTTTTTTGTTTTAGAAGATAAAAGAATTTTCTTGATTTTGCACACAAAAAACCGCCCTCAACTAAGAGAGCGGTTGGTTTTTTATTTCGGCTAATTCTTACTATGGTAATTTGTTCATGATTGTGCGGGAGTGTCAATGAAGGTAAGAGAAATCCAATTTGTTATTTTTGTATCTTCATTACAAAAACTTTAAGCCCATTTTCGGATTCGAAGTTATCAATTGGGGTAAATCCGAAATTTTGGTAGAACTGTATAAGCTTTGGATTATTATCGCATTCTAGCCAAATATACTTAGTATTGATGATTTTTGAAGCCTTCTTAACTTTATCACAAGCTAATGTAAGTAGCTCTTTTCCTGATATAGAGGTATTTGATTTATAATTTTTACCCAATTGACCAATCAAAAAACTATTCATTAAAAAACTACCGCTTCCCTTTAAGGTACGACCTGAACGGCTTATTTTTTTGCGTTGACTTTTAGTCAGAGTTTGATAATTTTGTTTTGAAAAATAAAGAGGTCGATTAGCTAGCGAGAAAAAACCAACCAGCTCACGGGAATCTGTAGAAAAAACAAGATAAGTTGATGCTATCGCTGAGCGTTCAAACTCTACTGCTTTTTGATGCAAAAAGACTTCTACATCATGTGGTGTAGAAGTTCCGTCATTGAATCCTTTGAATGATTTTAGAAGTTGCTGAATTTCTTCTTTTTCTAAATATTTCATTATTTCATCGAGTGAAATTGTTCTATAGTTCATTATTTTTTACCAAAAAACGCCTTAATTTCTGCTTCTGCTGTCAATTCTTTGATGTGGCTCACATCGACCGTCTTGGGGGTTACGTTTCGGTTTAGTGCCCTAATCAAACTATCAGCACTTTCAGCTGTAAAACTAAAATCTCTAGTAAATGTTTTTGTAGCCATACTGACAACCTCCCTTATAATGTATTTCAGGAGTAGCACTCCAGCTACTCCTCACCCTCATTATGACACGCCTTGAACTTTTTGTCAATAAATGCGAAGTTTTTTGCGAAAAAACAGCCCCCGCAAAAAGCGAGGGCGTTTGTCTTATCTAATTTAATTTACCCCAAATACTGATGCGGTTCCCGTCTTTATCAGTCTGTCCAATAGCTAGGTAGTTACGCATACCTGAGCCTCCAACATAGCTAATCCAGTAGTAGCCATTGGCGTAACCCTCACTGTCAAAGCTGACAGTATCGCCTTGCTTGTAGATACCTACAACCTCGCTGGCTAGACTTGGCCAACGCCTAATATTAATCTCTGCGACATCAAGGGTAAAGGTGCCTGTTTTTGCTGTCTCTACGATAGTGTACGAGTTTTGTGGTGCTGTATCTACTGTCTGGTGAGTGTGATCAACTGGCAATCTAATCCAGCCAATAACGCCAGTAAAGTCGCGGATATTAAAGCGAGCGGGTCCGCCTACCTGCAGACTATCCCAGTTACCGTCAATATTTTGCTCAACAGTTTTAATCGTATAGCCATCACTATCCTCGATGACAGCTCCTGTATGTCCGTAGGGACTACCAGCTACCTCCATGACAAAAAGGTCGCTAGCTTTGGGATTGACTCCAGGGGCATTATATATGACCTCTAGCCCTTGCGCAGATGCGCTATTTAACAGGTCTATGGCATTACCCCATAAATCAATGCCGAACCAGTTTTTGACGATAAAACATGGTAAGTCAGCACACTGCATTATCCTTTAATTATAAGCCTCTCCGTAATTTCATTTCTGAAAATACTTGTATAGCTTATAACACTCTTTCGAGCTCTTGCTTTCACAAGAGATAAGACTATATCTTCAATCATAAATCTTCTACTTCTATATATTTTAAATTGGTGTTATGCTCTTTATTATATTTTTTTATAGCGTTAACTCTAGCTCTGTAAGCTTCTAGCGGACTGTCAAAAGTCCCAACTTGGATGTGTTTACGATTAACATGAAACACTGCAGAATAACGCCCTTTTTTAGAAGTGTTTTCTGTGACTCCGGTAAAACCTGTCTTATTGTGGTAGGTTTTACGATTGTTGCAATTCTCTTTAGGTAGAACCCAACGGCAGTTTTCTTTACAATAATTTCCGTCGTTATCAATCCTATCAAGCTGATGTCTGTCACTTGGCGGAAAACCCATATCGTTCAAAAATATTTGAAAATCATTCCACTCATCGCTAAACGTAATCCCTCGACCACCATATCTATGGTAGTGTTCGTAATTTGGATTCGTACACCTTTGACGCATCCCTTTCCAGGCTCTATGCACCTTTGTTCCGCTATACCCATGTACCATCTGGCGCTCTTTGGCTTTTATCGTAGCTAGACATCCGCATGATTTGCTTTTTCCAGTCCTAACTTCTGTCAAAATCATATTTTTCTTAGCTCCACATAGTAAACACTCACAAAAAGCTAGCTTTTTATTGTGTTTGTTTTTTCCTGCGTAGCTAATTACTCTCAAGTTATTAAAAACATTTCCAATTTCTTTTATTTCAGTAGTCTTCATAGGTTAAACCTCAAATTTCATCTAACCTATTATATCATAATTGCCCCGTGCTGTCTTGCGATTGCAAGCACTTAGTCGTTGAAGCTTCCTCTACTGTTACCATAGAGGCTCGCCTGCTGATTTCCCAATCATTGTAATTTTTTAACCGTCACGCTCTCTGTTGCCAGACACGTTGTGGTTTACAATGCTCTAAGGGAGTCCCAGCAATTCTCGGGGTTAGGAACCCAATTTACTAAGTTCCATAAGCACCATCTTTATCAACTCCCATTCCTGAATTGGCAAGGTCGACACAGTATTTTACAATCTCATTTGCGGTTGTCATTGTTTCCTCCTTATTACTTTTTAAGACTTCGGCATCCCAAAACTGCAAGCCATTCTCCTTGATAATTTGGATAAGTAGCTCCGCATAGCCACTCGCTGTGGCATAACCTGCCTCCTTGATAGCATGACAAGCTTTTTTATAATCAGCCTCCCCAATAACAGACTGGTAGCGTGGATTATCTACTAAAAATTGTCCATGGTCAGCGATAGATTCATCCCAGCTGTCATAGGCTCTAAACCTGTCAACAATGTCAGTAATAACACCAGCTTGATATTCCTCTTGGGTTTTGGTGTTAAACGACTTACCGGTCCAGCTTGCGTCTGCCTTAATCCCAAATAAAGCGTTATGTGGGGCATGTTTACCCCACCCGCTCTCTAAGATAGCTTGTGCTGCGGTCAAGGATGGCAAGATTTTGTACTTAGCCCAGCCATCTAAACAGCCTTGTTTAATTTTATCTAAAAAGGTCATCTGTCCTCCTTATCTAAAAACGGATAAAAGATAAGAGCAACCACAGATAATGGCACATACAGTATTGCGATTGCTATAACTAATGCTAATCGTGTGATTGCTCGCATGGCTCCTCCTATTTTTTGGGCTCATGGTAAGTCAATGCTTGCTCACTGTCTGACAGGCCTTTTGTGGTTGGATCTGTGACAACACCGAGCAATACCAAAAGCGTTACAGCTGTGTTTGCAATATCCGCGATGTTTGATGGTAGTTTAATACCTAATTGCTGTGCCAGTAAAAAGATAGCTCCTAAAATAGCCATCAAGGTTACTTTGTTTTGTAGTCGTAATTTTAAATTAATCATGCTTCGCCTCTCATAATATCTTTAAGTTCTCTTACCTCACGATTGAGGTTTTTAATTTGCTCTGTCATTGTGATGAGCGTTTTGTTTTGCTCATCATGCTCCTCAAGACGCCGAGCATTTTGGCGTGTAACAATTTTTAAATGCTCTACCTCAGATTGCAACAAAGTAATATCTGTCGCATGCTTGATGGATTTTGCATTAAAAATATTGTAAGTCGTGACGATAGCTAAAATAAAACCACCAAGACCAAATATCAACTCTGTTGCCATAAACCACCTCTAATCTTGTTTAACCAAATCAGCGTACTTGATAACTGTTACTTTGGCTTCTGACTCTAGCTCCTCTAAGGTTTGTTTGTCATACTCAAATGCTTCATTAACGTGTACGAAGACTAGGTTCCCTTCGCCTGCTTCACCGTCTTCCTCTTTAGTACTGTCGATCACCGTAAAGACATCATAGGCTTGATACTCACCTTTTTGGGCTGGCTCGATTAACTCAAGCATGCCTTTATAAATGTCAGAATCAATCTTGCCGCCGCTCGTTAACATGTGGATGGTTTGCAAGTTAATCATTCGCTGTGTACGCTCTGCGGACACCTTAGCTAGTCCAGCAGCTGTTTGAGCAGTTTTGGCAGTCTTAGCAGTTTCTTGCGACAACTTTTCAAGGTCGTCTACTTTTTGCACGGCTTCGCCCATTGCAATTTCAACGTATTCAGATTTTTTAAACTCTTCGAGCACTGCTGTGATAATGTCTTTATCATTTGTGCCTGTTAAATCTTTTTTAACAAGTTGCGGGATAACAGCGCCGTCTTCTGCAGCGATAATAACGTGTGTGCTTGCGACTGCTCCTGTGCTGTCAAATTGTGGGTATTTTCCTGTTACTTTCCAATTTCTCATGTTTATTTACCTTCTTCCTTCGGTGCTGTTGCTTCATCCAATTGTTCGTTTAATTCTTCCAATTCGATTTCATGCTGTGCTTTTAATTGAGCATTTTCTAGCGTTAAATTAGCAACTTTAAGTGCTAAATCGTTAATAATTTTTCCTAGTAATTTTTCTTGCATTGTTTCTCCTAATTTATCCTATACGACTAGCCCAGCCACCTGTACCTATATAGCCAATCCTATTCGCTAAATCTTTTAACATCATAGCGACACGTTCGCCTTGCACATAGATATCTCCAACGTGGATTTGGTCTATCTTACGATCAGCTCTCCCTATGGCATGCTTTATACCACTTTCATTCTGTGGAATGAGGTAAGCATATCCTGACGTTGTTGAGTCAAAGAGCCATGGACTACGATTTTTATTTCCATAGATTGCTACACGGTTACCGACTAATTCAACAAAACTTGTCGATTGATAAGATGACTTCCCGTTCCAAATTCTTATGCCTCCGAAGCTTTTATTTTCATGGTTTTCTGACCCATCGCTATTAGAGCCTATAACCGTCATTGCAGCTTGCATGTTACCTATCTCAGATATAAAGCCTGACTTTGTCATCTTTATAAACTGACTAGCTGTACTGCTATCGATACGTCTCATGGCTGACTCATTTGTGTAATGGTTGATTTGACCGCTTTGCAAGTCTATTCTCATCGCACCATTACGAGCCTTAATAACTTTACCCTCAAGCAAACTTGTGATCGCATACTCAATCCTTGCTTTAATAAAATTAGCGTCTAAACCAACAATACTGCTAGCGTTGAGATTAATCACATTGATTTT